ATGGTTAACTACATTAAACGCGCCGATATCGACGCCTCGAACCGCCTGCGGCCGGTTGATCGCGACCATTCCGAGCTTTTGGCGGCGTCCATGCGCGAGATCGGGCCGCAGCAGCCGATCACGGTGCGGCCGATACCCGATCGTGCGCTCCCTTATTCCCTGGTTATGGGTGCCCACCGCCTTGATGCCTACGGACTGAATGGCTGGGACGATCTCGAGATTGGGAAACACGTCGTCGTCGTGGAAATGAGCGACGACGAGGCGCGGCTCGCGGAGATTGACGAAAATCTGGCGCGTCACGAGCTGAACGCGCTTGATCGCGCGCTATTCCTGCAGGAGCGCAAACGGCTTTATGAGGCCCTTTACCCTGAAACGGCTCACGGAAAATCCAAGAAAAACAAAGGGAAAGAAAAGACCCAAACATTAGGTCTTTTCCGCGAGTCATTCAGCAGGCAGGCCGCAAAAAAGCTCGGGCTTTCTAAGGCGGCGGTCGAGCTCTCCGTGACCTTGGCCGGAAAGCTTGACCCAGACGCCATCAAAGCTCTGCGCGGCACCAAGATCGAGCGCAATCAGCGCGAATTGCTCGCCATCGCCGCGCTCGATCCCGAGCAGCAACGCACCGTCGCCGGCCTGATCGGTGCGGGCGTCGCCAAGACCACGGTCCAAGCCAAGGTCACGGCCGGTTTCGAACAGGCCACGGTCTCTGATCCTCAAGCGCGGCTTTACGCGACCCTGCTCGACGCCTGGACCAAGGCCGACAAGGTCACGCGGGCCAATTTCATGGCCGCCGCCGATCTCGCTTGGGCGCCGGCCGCCGCGCCGGCGAAGGGAGGCCGCAAATGATCAAGCCGACCATTCAATCTCCCTTCTACAACAAAGCGATCGAAGACCTTGTGCACATCGAGAGGCAGCGGGCCGCAGGACGGTTCGAAATGAACCCCTTTCGCCCCGCTCCCTCCGTCCGCAACTGGACCGAATTTGCGCTCCGGGCCGTCATAGGCCTTGCCGTCGCGAATATCGCCGCCGTCGCCCTCCTTTTCGCCCGGTAGACCATGAAGTCCTGGCTCACCACGACAGAGCTTGCCGCGCTCGCGCTTCCCGGCCTTCCCGCAACCCGCCAGGGTTGGGACGTGCTAGCGGAGCGCGAGGGCTGGGCGGATGTCGAGGGCAAGGTTCGCGCCTGCAATAGGCGTGGCGGCGGCTGGGAATATCATATTGACCTCCTGCCAGCCGGTGCGCTGGCGGCCTATGCGGCCAGGCTGACGGGCAAGATCGTCATCACGGAACAGGATCGCGTTCTCGGCGAGGCGTCCGACAGCGACCAGCTCGTGCTGCCGGCGCTCGATCATCGCGACGCGCGACTCGCATTGCTCGCGGCGGCCGATCGGTTTTTCGCCTCCGGCGTGTTTTCGCGGGTCGCGGCCGATCAGGCGTTCTGCGGACTCTACAATCTCGGAAAAATCGAGGTTGAATCATGGGTCCGGCAGGCGGTGCGCGAGATCGCGCCGCGCTCGCTGCGCCGCTGGCGGTCGCTGCGTCAGTCGAGCACGGTCAACGCGCTCGCCGTCGATCGCGGCGCCGGTCGGCGTGGCTCCGGGGCGCTCGACCAGCCCGAAGTGCGGTCCTGGCTGCTCGGCTTCATAGCGCATAACCCTCAGTTGTCGGGAAAGCGGACGCGGGAATATCTCGTCACGCAATTCCCCGATTTCGATATCTCGATCCGGTCCGTCGAGCGCGCTTTAAGCGCCCTTAAAACAGACGAAAAAGTCGCGCTCACCCGCATCACCAATCCCGACGCCTGGAAGTCGAAATACGAACCCTCCGGCGAGAATTCGAACCCCGTCGCGCGTCTGAACGAGCTTTGGCTGATCGACGCGTCGCCGGCCGACGTGCTGCTGACGACGGGCCGTCATTCGATCTACGCCTGCATCGACCGCTATTCCCGCCGCACCATCATTTACGTGACCAAGACGCCGCGCGCCGAGGCCGTTTGCCTGCTGCTGCGCCGCGCCATGCTCGCCTGGGGCGTTCCGGAGCGGATCAAGACGGACAACGGCAGCGACTTCAAGGCCCGCCGCACCGTCGGTCTCATGAATGCGCTGGAAATTGAGGTCAATGTCGCGCGCGCCTACGACCCAAAGGCCAAAGCCCATGTCGAGCGCGTCATCAAGACCTTCCAGCACGATTGCGCGAGCGATCTGCCCGGATTCATTGGCCACAATGTCGCCGATCGCAAGGTGATTGAGGAGCGCAAGAGCTTCGCTCAGCGCCTCGGAGAAACTGACGACAATATCTTCTGTGTCGAACTCGACGCGCCCGGCCTGCAGGCCAAATGCGACCATTGGGCCGGTATCCGTTACGAGCATCGCGAGCACGGCGGGCTCGCCAAGAAAACGCCGTTCCAAATGGCGTCCGAATATCGCGGCAAAATCAGCCGGATCGACGATCTTCACGCCCTCGACATGCTGCTTGCGGCGCCCGCCGGCGGCGACGGCATTCGCACCACCACCAAGAAGGGCGTGCGGGTCGACAACGCGCAATATCAGACGCCGACGATCCTGCCTGGCGAGCAGGTTTTCGTTCGCATGGATCCCGCGGACCTTGGCCGCATCTTCCTGTTTACGCCCGACGGCCTGAATTTCCTCGGCGAAGGCCTCTGCCCCGAGTTGGCGGGCGTCGATCCGATGAAGGCGCTCGCGGAATTCAAGCGCCAACAGGCCGAGCTGCTCGCCGAGCGCACGGCGCCGATCCGCCGCGAATTGCGCCAGATCAAGAAGGACAAGCCGGCGCTGGCCGACGCCATTGCCCGCCGTGAGGCCGAGGCGGCCGGCAAGCTCGTGTCCTTCCCGCGCCCATCTGAGACCTATTCCACGCCGGCGTTGGAGGCTGCGCGCGAGGCGACCTCGTCGTCGATGCTTGTCGACAACAACTTCGCGGTGGACGCGCCCCAAACGCCCATCGTGGCGCTTCCAGAGACCAAGCAGCAGCGGTTTCGGCGCGCGCTGGCGCTCGAAGCGGATATCGGGGCGGGGATCAAGATTTCGACCGAGGACGCACTTTGGCTCGGCGGCTATCAGGCCGGCGCCGAATATCACGGTTTGCGCATGGTCTACGAGGATTTCGGGGAGGCGGCGTTGCGTTGAGCCGCCCGAAAAAAGAGGCCCTGAGTTGCAGCTCGGAGCCTTGGAATATCACGCCAATTAGAAGTGAAGAGAATGTCAGACGCACCCCAAATTGTCAAACCAACGCAGACGCTCGCAGCGCTCAAGAACGTCGCCGGCTTCATGCAGCTGGTCCTCAAAATTCAGAAACGCGCGCCGTCCTTGCCAAATATCGGCGTCATGCACGGATCGTCCGGATTGGGAAAAACCTACGGGACGATTTACGCCCAGAACAAGACCAACGCCATTCGGATTGAGATCGGCGAGAGCTGGACCAAAAAGACGTTGGTCCGCGCAATCCTGCGCGAGGCCGGCGTCGCCGAAACGAAGGCTCCGGTGGCAGATTTGATGGAACTGGCGATCGCCGTTCTGTCGGAACATCACGACCGTCCGCTGATCATCGACGAGGCGGATAAACTGATCGACAAGAACCTGATCGAGTTGATCCGCGAGATTGCGGAACACGCGCAGGTTCCCGTGTTGCTCGTCGGCGAGGAGGCTCTTCCGGCCAAGCTGGCCCGGGTCGAACGCGTGCACAACCGCGTGCTCGACTGGTATCCGGCCGAAGCCTGCGACCTGGCGGATTGCCGCAAGCTGGCGGACATCTTTCTCCGGAATATCGCGATCGACGACGCCCTGCTCGACGTCGTCCGTGAGAAGGCTCAAGGGCGCGCGCGTCGTGTCGTCGTGACGCTTTCGAAAATGCTGGACTGGCACGCCAATTTCCGCCCTGCCGAAGGTCTGACGCTCGCCAATTACAAGGGCGAAATCTTCACCGGCGAGGCGCCTTCCATGCGCAACGGCCGTCTGACCGCGATGCGCGGCGGGAGGGCGGCGTGACACACAAAGTCAAGGTCACCCTCCTGCGCGGCCCAGATTTCTACTGGGAAAAAGCCTGCGAATTTACGCGAAAGAAACAGGGCTTCACGACGGCGGAGTTGGCGGGATGCACATGCGGCGTCGCCAATTCGACGATCCAGCAATGGGTCAAGGCTATGAATCGGCAGGGCGAACTCAAGGTCGTTGGATCTCGCCCGACCCGTCCGGGCTGCAAGGCGGCTCACGTCTATGCGGTCGCGCGCATTCGGACCGAGCGTCCCGTCGTGCGTGTCCGCGAATCCGTTAGCCGTCGCGGCCGTGTCCAGCAGCAACTCTGGACGGCGATGCGCACGCTCCACAACTTTTCGAGCCAGGAATTGGCAGTCGCGGCGTCGATCGAAGAGTGCATCGTCTCCCGCGTGGCGACGGTCAATTACATCCGCTTCCTCTCGCGTGTCGGCATGCTCATCGCGATCGAGGAGCCTGCCACGAAGAAAGGACATCAAGGCATGATCGCCGGTCGTTGGCGGTTGGCGCGTGTTCACAATACGGGGCCGCTTCCTCCGCAAATCTTCCAGGCCCGCTTCGTCTTTGATCCCAACCGAGACCAGATCGTCGGCGAAAGCGAGGTTTTGTCATGACCGCCCCGGTTAACCTTAACAAGACCGATTTCGTCGCCAATGCGCGGCGCAATTGGGGCGACGCTTTGCCCGATTGGGTGGTTGTGCTCGCCGAGGAGGCCACGCGCACCAATGGCGTCGCCGCCGCCAAAAGGCTGGGCTATTCGCCCGCCGTGGTCACCCAGGTCATCAACGCCACCTACAAGGGCGATCTCGGCGCCGTCGAGCAGAAAGTGCGCGGCGCCTTGATGGGCGTCGAGGTTGATTGCCCGATCCTTGGCGAGATCGGCCGCGACCGCTGCCTGGACGAGCAGAGGAAGAAGTTCCGCGGCACGTCGGCGATCCGCACGCGGCTCTATGTCGCCTGCCGCGGCGGCTGCAGTCATTCGCGGCTCAAGAGCGCGGAGGCGGCCAATGTCCAAACCGCAGTCTGACATCCCGCTCTCCGAGGCGCTGCAGCGCCTGCGCGCGCTGTTCGAGCCGTTCGCCGAACACGGCGCCGAAATCCTGCCCGAGGACGTGCGCGACATCGTCGAGCTGCTCGGCTCGGCCGCCGACGAGGCGATCGTGCTGGAAACTTTGGCGCAGCGCCCGCTGGACCGGCTCGCGGGCGAGGCCAAGCGCTTCGTCAGGGAAAACATCATCGCCTTTCCCACGTCGGCCCGAGTCCATTTCAGCGGCGGCCATGTCGCCGATCGATGCCCGCCCGACGGCGGCGACGCGGCGTGAACCCCACAATCCAAGGAGACTTCCGAATGACCATTGAAACGAAAATTCCCGGCGCCATCCAGGTTAATGGCCGCGACTATCTCCGCAACGGGCGGAGCGAACTCGTGCCCGTCGAGAACATCAGGCCCTTGGACCTGCTGATTGACGAGCAAGTGCGCAAAATCCTCGGCTTCGCGGAAGAGCTTTCGGCGCAGATCGTCCGCTTCAAGGCGCACACTTTCGAGGACATCGGCGCGCTCCAGGCGCTGATTGCGCAGGACTATGGCGCCAAGATCGGCGGGGCCAAGGGCAATCTGACGCTCACCACTTTCGACGGCTGCATGCGCGTCATGGTGCAGATGCAGGACCAGATCGATTTCGGCCCCGAGCTGCAAGCCGCCAAGGCCCTGGTGGACGAATGCCTGACGGAATGGGCCTCCGAAAGCCGCAGCGAAATCCGCGCCCTCGTGACCCGCGCCTTCCAGGTCGACAAGGAAGGCCGGATCAACCGCGCCGAGATCTTCATGCTGCTGCGCGTGGCGATCGAGGACGAGCGCTGGACCCGTGGCATGGACGCCGTGCGCGACTCCATCCGCGTGCTCGGCTCCAAGGCCTATCTGCGCTTCCAGATGCGGCCGTCGCCCGAGGCGGCCTGGTCGAGCATTACCGTCGATCTGGCGGCGGCGTGAGGGAGGGACAAGCGATGAACCAGCCCATCCCCGGAATCCGCTACTCGATCAGCGCCTACATCGTCTCGGATTCGGCGGACTTCGAGACCGTGGTGACGATCGAGTCCCCCGTTCCCTTGCCGCCGATCACCGGCGCTCCCAATGCGACCGTGATCCTGGCCAGCCTCGGCGTCGACGCCTTGCACCCGATCGTCCGCGCGGCCGACGACTGGCGGCTCATGACCGACGTCGAGATCGCCCAATACAAGGAGCGCATCTGTGATTGATTCCGCGCTCATCGCACACGCCAAACAGGGCGAACCGCGTCCGCTCGGCGCCGGCGACATCGTGACGGTGGCCAGTCTCGGCCGTGTCACCGTCAAGGACGTCACGCCCGATCTCGATCTGATCGCCGTCCAGTCGGCCGACGGCTTCGGCTTCCTCGTTTTCGCCGACCAAATCCTCACCATCGAACGGAGGGCGTCATGAAGGTTTCAGTTCTTTGCGGTGCGGCCGGCTCTCTCTCCTTCTTTTCGGGCGGCCTATTTGTTCTCGGCGCATATGTTTTTAGCGCCGTCTTCTTCGTGGCCTCGCTCCTTTGTCTGACCTACGCGATGACCGTCGCGAGCAAGGTTATGGCCGAGGACGTCCTGCGCGCATCGCGCCAGCTCGACAGGCTTCTCAACCGGGAGGTTTCGCATGGCTGAGCATCGTTCATTCAAGCCGGTGGACGGCAAAGAGACGCGCGAATTTGAGCAGGCCTGGTGCGACAACTGCGCCCGCATCAGCCGCCCTGAGCGCTGCTGGATCCGCTTTTGCGGGACCATGCTCGACCCGGCGGACACCGATTATCCGCACGAATGGCGGATCGGCGAAGACGGCCCGGAATGCGCGGCGTTCGAGCCGAAAGCGCGGAGGGTCGGATGAGGTTCAGCAACGAAGACCTGGTGGAAGTCCCTTGCGAGGGCATTCACGAATTCACGATCGAGGTCCGGCAGACAGTCAAGGTTACTCTCGACGGATCGAAATTCGACAAGAAGTTCATGACCGATTTCGTCGCGACCTTCTTTCCCTGCTTCACGCTCGCGAACCACGCCGAGCACATCGCGCAAATGGCGGCGCGCGACGTGCTGAGCGAGTCCTTTACTGAAGGCTACGGCCCGCTGAAGGACATGGGCATTGCAGCCGTGGTGGAGCACGTCGAGACAGAGGTGCTCGGATGAAAGTCTCTTTCGACATCGGCCCTCGGAACCGCGCGCTCGTCGACCTGATCGTCGAGCGAGCGAAGGCCGAAGGACTAATCTTCGAACGCTATTCGGAAGAAACCTGTCGAATGGACCTGGTCGCGACCAACGCCAACGGCTGTCCCATGGCGTTTCGGCGGCTGCTTGATGCGGATGACTTCACCTTTGTGCACGACATTGCCGGTATCGCGCGCCACATGGACCGCGAGACCGGAAAACTTCGCGGCTTTTTCCGTCCCCGCTGCACGCGGCGTTATAGCGCCGGCCCGCTCTTCCGTGAGCAGCGGAGGGCGTCATGACCGCCGTTCATGCCTCGCAAATCAGGGCGATCCATGTGCTGAAAGGCCAGTCCGGCCTTTCGGATGCGGAATATCGCGAGCACCTTAAAACCCGTTTCAAGGTGGTTTCCAGCAAGGATCTGACGGAGGCCCAGGCGGGCCTCCTGATGGACGATTTACGCTCGCTGACCGGGACCAAGGCGCCCCGCACGTCGGCCAAAAAGGCGAGCGGCAAATTCGCCCCGGTCCTGCAGGCGCTCTGGCTCGCCGGCTACAATCTCGGGATCGTCGAGAACGCCGACGACGCCGCGCTGCTGGCCTTCGTCAAGCGCCAGTGCAAGGTCGATCATGACCGCTTCCTGGTCGACCAGGCCGAAGCCGCCAAGGCGATCGAAGGGCTGAAAAGCTGGGTCGCGCGCGAGGGCGGCTTCGCCTTCGGCACTCAGGGCCAGGCGGACCGCTTCGGCGTGACGTTGCGGACCCTGAACAAGCGCCTGGTCATCAGCGCGATTGAGCGCCGCATCCGGGCCAACGGCCTGCCGAGCTTCGAGGCGGAAAACTACGCCCTGCTCGAATGCTTCCCGCCGATCTCCCGCTGCGACGACGTCCAGCTCGACCGATTGTCGGCGAAGATGGGCGCGATATTGCGGCAGCGCATGGGGAGGGCATGATGGTCCTTTACGCCTCCGCCGATCAGATCGCCCGCGCCATTGTCGCGGCGGCGCGCCTCACCGGGGCCGATCCGCTGAAAATTTACGAGCCGTCCCCGGCCACGGGCAATCCATTGTCGCGGGCGCGATTCCTCGCCTTCGCGGGCGTTCTGGCGGTTTTTCCGGAATGTCGGCAAACCGCGCTGGGGCGCCTGCTCGGCATCCCGTCGTCCGAAAAGATCAAGTGGAATTTCGGGCAGGCAAGGTCCGCCAAATGGTGGCGTGAGGATTGGGTCGACAAGGTCGTAGGCGTAATCCTCGCGAAGGAGATCGACTTGCCTGCGGCCGCACCGGCGCCGTCGTCAGAGGAAAAGCTGCGCCAGTATTATCGGCCGACGCGGAAGCCGAAGCGCTGTGCCGGTCGCGCGCTGGATCTTGGGGAGCCGGTCTCCGGCCGATCGGCGCTCGATCAGCGTCGCGCGGGCGTCACGCCTCAATATGAGGACGATGACGAGCCGATCCAGCGCGGGCGGGCCGGCTGCATCCGCAAGCCTGTCAGCCTGCCGCGCCTGAAATTTCTCGAAAAGGATTTTTGACCATGAAAATTCTTGCTCTCGCCCTTTCCCTGCTCGCGGCGCCGGCGCTCTCCGCCGAGGTCCATTTCGCGCCCAGGGAAAATCTCGAAACGATCGACGTCGCGCTGATCGGCGAGGCGCGCGAGAGCATCGATATCGCCGCCTATGGTTTCAGCTCGACGCCGGTGATCGGCGCGCTGGCCGAGGCCGGGGCGCGCGGCGTGAAGGTGCGGGTCTATCGCGATCACACCCAGCCGCATCCGATCGGCGCCGTCGCCGAGGCTCTGAAGGTTCTGGCGGCGACGCCGAATGTCGAAATCCGCTTCAAGCACGGCGGCCCGATCATGCACCTCAAGGCCTACGCCATCGACGGCAAGATCTTCCGCTCCGGCTCCGCCAATTTCACCCACGGCGGCCTCATCCGCCAGGACAACGACCTGTCGATCGACCGCGACCCTTCGGCCGTGGCGGCTTTCGAGGCCGATTTCAATGCGATGTGGGGGCGGTGACATGCTGACCCTCGCCCATCTCGACCGCAACGAGCTGCTCGCTCTGATCCAGCACGCCGGGGTTTACAACGATCCCGGCGCATTCAAGGCCGGCTGGCGCGCGGTTCTGGATGCGCGGATGGCGCAGGCGCAGGCGGCTTACGACAACGCCTATGCGGCCTGGGCGCCGCTCTCCAATCGGGCGCGGGCCGACGCGGAATCCGCCCGGACCATGATCGAGTTCCGGGGCCGCGATCCGATCGCGATGAGCAAATTCGCCGAGAGCCGGGCTTCGGTGCGCGCGGCGGCCGACGCCTGGGAAAAGGTGCGCGCCGCCGAGCTGGCCTGCCAAAAGATCGCCGCACAACTTCGCCTTGTCGGGAAATTGTGATGAAATTGCGCGTCTCCGATCATGCCCTGTTGCGCTATTTCGAGCGCGTCGCCGGTTTCGACATCGAAGGGCTGCGGTTGCAATTGGCGGCGACGCTCGAGCGCGGCGCGGGAGCGGCCGAAAGCATCGGCGGCGGACATTACGTCATCCGCTGCGCCGAAGCCGGCTATGTGGTCAAGAACAACGTGGTGGTCACCATTCTGGCGCCTGACATGGGCGCGGCCTCGCTTTCCGGAGACGGGGCATGATCGGGATCTCCGAGCTGCTCGCTGAGGCGCGGCTGATTTATGCCGAGCGCCGGGACTCGGTCCAGGCGCAGGCCGTGGCGCTCGATCGAAACCCGAAGGCGGCGAAATTCACGGCCGAGGAAATCCAGAAACGCCGGGCGCGCCTGCCGAAGATCGAGGGGATCGGGCGCGGCCTGGCGGCGATCGAGGACCGCCGCGCCGAGGTTCCGGACTGGATTTTAAGGGCGTTTGAAGGGGAACGGGTATGACGCCCATTTTCGCCCCGCTGCCCGACCAAAAATACGACATCATCGTCGCCGATCCGCCCTGGCTGGTGAAACTCTATTCCCAGAAGGGCGAAGCCAAGGCGCCGCAGGCGCAATATCGCTGCCACTCCATCGAGGCGATCGCGAGCCTGCCGGTGCGGATGATCGCACGCGGCGATTGCTGGTTGTTCCTGTGGACCTCGGCGCCGCTGCTCGAACGCGCGTTCGATGTCATGCGAGCGTGGGGCTTTTCCTATTGTTCGCGGATCGCCTGGCGGAAAATGACGGCGGCCGGAAAGCCGCGCAAGGGTCCGGGCTTCGTGGTGCGGACCCATCACGAGGATATCCTGATCTGCAAGCGCGGCGCGCCGCTCTACGCCGGCGCGCTCGATTCCCTGTTCGACGGCGTCGCGCGCGAACACAGCCGCAAGCCGGAGGAATTTTACGCGCAGGTCGAAGCCTTCCTGCCGCGCGCCTGGCGCATCGATCTGTTCTCGCGGCTCAACCGGCCCGGCTGGGATTCGTGGGGCGACGAGGCCGGGAAGTTCGACGAGGATTCCTTCCGCTCGGAGCATCCGAATGCGGGATGATTATCACTATCTCCCGGGCGTGCTCCATGAGATCGCGACCATCGCCGGACTGCCGGCCGCGCTGGCGCTCGCCGAAAAATATGGCGGCACGCGCGTGCACTTCCCCAGCCGCGCCCCGGATGGCCATTGGCTGGAGCAGCTCGTCGGGCGCGAGGCGGCCGACAAGCTCTGCGCTCATTTCCGCTCGCGCGGGCGCGGCGGCTATTCGGTCGAGATTCCGCTCGGGCCGAAGAATTTTTACATGAAGGCCCGCCGATTGACCGTTGAACTCAAAGAGCAAGGCGTGTCAGGATATGAAACCGCCCGCCGCATCGGCGTGAGTTCGCGCACGGTCCGCCGCTATCTCGAAGGCGTGAAGGACGATCCGGACCAGGGCTCCTTGTTTTAGCCCTCCCAAAAATTCGATGCGGTCAGCTGTCCCCATCATTCCGGGATCGCCCGCGCCTTAGCTTTCTCCCAATCGGAGAAAGCACATGTCCCCGCAATCGCCCTGGCCCCATGAAGACGTCGCCGCCCTGAACGCCTTTTACGGCGATCCGCGCGGGCCGAACGGCAAGGAAAATCCGTCCTGGGCGGCGAAGAATTTGGTGTCCTGGGCTCCGCCCTATCCCATCTTCTATTCGGACGGGCAGCGGACGCCGCTGCGCCACCTGCGCATCCACCGGAAATGTGTCGGGGCCTTCGACGCGGCCTTCAAGGATGTCCTGGCGACGCTCGGGGCGGACTACATCCACACCCATAATCTCAACGTCAGCGGCGGGGCCTTCTGCTACCGCGTCGAGCGCGGCGGCTCGCGGCTCTCCGTCCATTCCTGGGGCTGCGCCATCGACATGGATCCGGGCCACAACCCGTTTCCACATGTCTGGGTCCCCAACAAGGGATTCATCGACACGCGCTTCGCCGAGATCCTTGAGGCGCACGGCTTCTGTTGGCGCGGCGCCCGCGGCGATATCGACCCCATGCATTTCCAGCTTTGCCAGCACTGAGGAGCGCCCGATGTGGGACATGATTTTCAGCGCCTTGTTCGGCGCGTTGATCGGCGCGGCCGGCACGATTCTGGTGTTGGCGTGGCGGCTCGGCAAACGCTGGGACGATGCCTGAGCAGAACTAAATTCCAGCGTCCGGAAAGCGGGCGCGACGCCAGGGCCGGGGCGGTTTCCGGTCTGTTTGAAAGGACATCCCATGAAGGGCTTCAAGACCATCGCCTTCGGCCTCGCGGTCGCCGTGTTTCCCTCCGTCGTCACCTATCTCGGCGGCGTCGATTGGACGACGATTGGCATTTCCCCTGCCGTTTCCGCTTTGCTCGGCACGATCATCGTCGGCCTGCGCGCCATGACGAATACCGCGATCGGCCAGAAGTGAGCTTCGTCGCCGCACTGCTCGCGCTGCTCGACGAAGTGCTGAAGGGCTTGAACCTTTGGCAGACCGGCGCGCAGCGCGCGCAGGACCAGCAGGCGGGCGCCGACGCGCTCGCCGGCGCCACCGCCCAGGACACAGCGGAGATCGCCGATGAACAGGGTCGCAACGATATTGCTCCTCGCAGCATCGACACTATCGCTCGCGAGCTGCGCGACGAAGCTGCCGCAGACGCAGGCGCCGGAGCCCAGCCTGGCGGCGCGGTGCGGCCAGCCGACAAACTGGACGCCGGCGCAAAAGCTTGAAGTCGCGTCGACGCTGGAAAAAGGCGGGAGCGATCCGGGCCTCGTCCTGCTGGCGCAGGAATGGGACCGCGAGACGAAGGCGATCCGGATTTGCCGGGGAATGAAATGACCGAGGGCGGCGCCACTTTGGCAGAAAGCTTTGATCCGTTAGTTGGCATCGCGCCGCCCGCGCCAAAGCCGCGCTGGGCGCCGCGTTGGCGGCCAAGCGCCGCATCGATCCTGCCGCATCTGGCCGATCGCGTCGTCAATGACGTGCGCGACGGCTATGCGCTCGAGGCGATCTGCGAGCGCCAGCACTGCGACGCAGAGGTCGCGTTGGCGATGATCGAGCGCAGCTACGCCAATGGATTGCTGCTCGATTACGAGGTTATCCGCATTCGGAGGGGTCACGAATGAGCCGGCAGGGCGAGATCGAGGCCGAGGCGCAGCGGCGCTGCCTGGCCGGCGGCTATTCGCTCGACATGGAGGCGCGGCGGCTGTCGTCCTTTCCTGACCATGACCGGCGGCCGTTGTGGCGCGCGCATTATCTGCCGGAGGTTTTGCGCGAGCGTGAGGAACAGGCCGCCGCCAGGCCGCCGCTGCCCGATTGGGTCGGCGTCGCCGTGGCGCTTTTGATAGCGGGGTCGCCGGTCCTGGTCGTTCTCGGCGCGATTTTTTGGCATGGGGGCTGGCGATGAAGACGACATTGGACGGGGGACACCTCAAGGCCTTCATCGAGCGGATCGAGCGTCTCGAAGAGGAGAAGAAGGCGCTCGGCGAGGACATCAAGGACGTCTACGCGAAAGCCAAGGGCAATGGCTACGACGTGAAAATCGTGCGGAAAATCATCTCGATCCGCAAACAGGACGAAACCAAAAGGCGCGAGGAGGAAGAAATCCTCGATCTGTATCTCTCCTCGCTTGGAACGGAATGACCATGGACTGGGGGACAACCGCACAATGGGCGAGCGTAGGCCTTGCGCTGACTGCGCTCATCATCGCCTGGCTCAATCGCCGGACGGACGCCGTCGAAAAGCTCGAAAAGCGGGTTGAGGGCTGCGAAAGGGGAATCACGAAGGTCTCGGGCGAGTTGGAGCATCTGCCCGGCAAGGACCTTGTCCATACGCTCCAGCTGGCCATGACCGAAATGCGCGGGCAGATGGACGTGATCGCCGAGCGGGTCAAACCGATTCAAGCGATCGCGTCGCGCATGCAGGAAGCAATGCTGGAGGGCGCCCGCAAATGAGCCTCGCCCAGATCATCGAACAGGAAGCGCGCCTGGTCATTCTCCGGACGCTCGCCGAACAGCCGGACCAACGGCTGAATTCGGCGCTGCTGCAGGCCGATCTCGCCGAGCGCTGGGCGATCAACAAGAGCAGGGACTGGGTCCATTTCCAGATCGCCGCGCTCGCCGATCTCGGCGCCGTCGCCGTCACGCCAATGGGATCGGTCCAGATCGCCTCGCTCACCACGCGGGGCCTCGATCACGTCGAACGGCGCGTGGTTCTGCCAGGCGTGAAGCGGCCCTCGCCGCCGGAGGCCTGATATGGCGGACGGCAGGGGGCGGCTTTCCTCGATCGACCTTCTGCCCGACGAGGCGCAGGACGATCTGATCTGGGCCATGGGCGAGCTGAATGCGCGCAAGCGCACGCAGGCCGATATCCTGTTCGACCTGAACGACCGGCTCGCGGTCAAGGGGATCGAGGCGATTTCGAAAAGCGCGTTCAACCGGAAGGCCATCCGCGTCGCCAACCAGGCGCGCAGGATTTCCGAGAGCCGCGCCCTTTTTGAGGGGATCGCGCCGCAGTTCACGCCGGAGAAAGTCGACGAGACAAACATCGTCATCGGCGAACTGATCAAGGTGCTGATCACGGAAATGCTTGATCGCGACGCCTCGGCGTTCTCGCCCAAAGGCGCGATGGAGATCGCCGCCGCTTACAAGACGGCCATTCAGGGCCAGGCGATATCGTCCGAGCGCAAACGACGGCTCGAAGTCGAATTCGCGGCCAAAGTCGGCGAGGCGGTCGACAAGGTTTCCAAGGCCAAGGGCATCACGGCCGACACGCGCCACAAGATCATGGAACAGCTCGGCGTCATTCAAAGGGCTGTATAAATGGGCGCCTTGGTCACCGAGAAAGACATTGTCGCTGCCCGCGCGATCACCGAGGCCGAATGGAAGAAGCTGCGGCAGGACAGCATTGCCGCGGGCATCGACGCAGGCGCGACGCTCGACACGATCCTGCTCAAATACCAGCAGCAGCTGCTGTCGACCGTCGCCAGCTTCCGCGTCACCGTCGTCGAAAAGTCGCGCCGCACTGGCGCGACCTGGGGCATTGGCGCCTATGCGGTCCTTACATCCGCGTCGCAGCGCGCCGAACAGGGAATGGACTCCCTCTATATCGGCTACAACCTCGACATGGCGCGCGAGTTTATCGATTGCTGCGGCATGTGGGCGCGCGCATTCAATGACGCCATCACGGACGCCGGCATTCAGGAATTCATGTTTGACGACGGACCGGACCCGTCGAAACACATCAAGGCATTCCGCGTTCGCTTCGCCTCCGGATTCGAGATTATCGCCCTGGCGTCGCGTCCCCGCTCGCTGCGCGGCTTCCAGGGCTTCGTCATCATCGACGAGGCCGCCTTCCATGACGATCTTCCGGGCCTGATGAAGGCGGCGCTCGCCCTGCTGATCTGGGGCGGCCGGGTCCTGGTCATTTCGACCCACAACGGCGAGGACAATTATTACAACGCCCTGGTGAAAGAGGCGCGGTCTGGCTCAAAAGGCTATGGCTTCGTGCGCTTCGATTTCGACGACGCGCTGAAGGACGGGCTTTACAAGCGCGTCTGTCTTCGCACCGGCGAGGCTTGGTCGATTGAAAACGAGGCCGCCTGGCGCGCCGGGATCATCCGCGAATATGGCGACGCCGCCGACGAGGAGCTTTTCTGCATCCCGTCCGAGGGCTCAGGCGCGTGGCTGAACGGCCCGCTGATCGAAGCCCGCGCCCGGCAGGGCATTCCGGTAAAGCGACTTGCGGTCCCGGCCGGCTTCACCTTCTGGAAGGATCACGCGCGTCGGCAATTCATCACGGATTGGTGCGAGCGCGAGCTGCTTCCGGTTCTTAAAACGCTCGATCCGCATCTCCTGCATTTCATGGGCGGCGACTACGGCCGCGTCTCCGATCTGACGGTGCTGTGGCCGCTCGCGATCACGCGCACCTTGCGGCGAACGACGCCCCTCGTGGTCGAAATGCGCGCGGTGCCCTTCGACTGCCAGAAGCAGGTGCAGGATTATATCCTGGAGCGCCTGCCGCGTTTCGGCGCTTTCAAAGGCGACGCCACCGGATTGGGCTTTGCGCTGGCGGAGGCCGCGCAGCAAAAGCTCGGCGAGTTGCGCGCCGAGGCGGTCATGCTCAATGTGCCCTGGTATCGCGAGAACGCCGAGCCGCTTAAAACCGCCTTTGAAGACGACATGATTGAGATCCCGGCCGACAGCGAGATCGTCGCGGATCTGCGCCTCGTCCAGGTCAAGGGCGGCGTCCCCTTCATGCCGGCGCTGAAGAGCGGCGTGAGCAAGGATCGCCATGGCGATTCGGCTGTGGCCCTGATGCTGGCCTATGCGGCCAGCCGCGCGACCATCCTGGCCTATGACTACGAGAGCGTCGCGACGCTGCGCGATGGCCGGCGCGGCGAGGACGACGCGGACGCCCAGGATATGAACCTGCCTCAGGAAGGGCTTTATTGATGGCCGATCTCGAAAAGCGTCTTCAGGCGGAAGAGGCCCAAACCGGCATGCATGGGCCGAGCCCGATCCTCGGTCCGGACGGCCAGCCGGCGCGCCGCCAGCTTTCGCTCAAAGAGATGCACGAGCTTGCGGAAGAGATCGCGCGGCCGGAGCTGATCGGGACGCGCGTCTTCTGGGACCAATCGGCCGCCTCCGGCCTGACGCCGCAACGCCTGGCCAATTTGCTGCGCGGCTCGATCCGTGGCGACATTCGCCATTACCTCGAACTCGCCGAGGAAATGGAGGAGCGCGACCCGCATTATTTTTCGGTGCTCGGCACGCGTAAGCGCGCCCTGACCCAGATCAAGCCGTCGATCGAGCCGGCTTCCAAAAACCCGGAAGACGTCAAGATCGCGGCGGAAGTGGAGGCGCTCGCCGCCGCGCCGGAATTCCGCGACATGCTGCGCGACCTGGTCGACGCCTTCGGCAAGGGCTTTTCGGCGGTCGAGATCCTGTGGACCGAACGCGACGGCAAATGGGTTCCTGGCGGCTATGTCTGGCGCGATCCCAAATATTTCACGTTCGACTATATTTCGCGCTCCGAGCTGCGCCTCGCCGACTTCACCACGATCGACGGGACGGCGCTGCCGCCGGCGAAATTCATCCGCCACTTGCCGAAGCTCAAGAGCGGCATTCCGATCCGCTCGGGCCTCGCCCGTGTCGCCGCCTGGTCCTATTGCTTCAAGAATTTCTCGATCAAGGACTGGGCGTCGTTCCTGGACGTGTTCGGCATGCCGATCCGCGTCGGCAAGTATCATTCCTCCGCCACGCCCGAGGAGCGCCGCAAGCTGCTGCAGGCGGTGGCGTCGATCGCGGTCGACGCGGCGGCGATCATCCCCGAAAGCATGATGATCGAATTCAACGAGGCCAAGAGCACCGGCCAGGTGACCTTCGAGGGCATGGCGCGCTATTGCGACGAGCAGGTCTCGAAGGCCGTCATCGGCCAGACCATGACGACGGACGGCCACGCCGGCGGCCTGGCGCAAGCGAAGGTCCACAACCAGGTCCGCATCGACATCATGGACGACGACGCGGACCAATTGTCCGCGACGATCAATCGCGACCTGGTGGCCTGGTACGTCCGCTTCAATTACGGCGACAAGGTCAAGCCGCCCGTTCTCGTCTTCCCGGTGGCGGCGCCGGAGGACATTGCCGTTCTCTCCGACGCGCTCGGCGTGCTTGTGCCGATGGGGCTGAAGGTCAGCCAGCAGCATGTGCGCGAAAAGATCGGCGTGCGCGAGCCGATGGATGGCGAGGATCTGCTGACGGCGCCCCAGGCGCCGGCGCCGAACGATCCGAACGTGATCAACGAGGCGTCGAAATCGGCGCTCAATCGCTCGGAGGTCTCCATTTGTCCCTGCGGCTGCGGCCGGCCTCTGGCGCGGACGGCGCTCAACGCTGAGGCGGTTTCGCCGGCGAGCGAACCCGACGTCATCGACCAGATCGGCGCGGACGAGGCCTCGGAATGGGAAGCGCAATTGTCGCCGATCGTCCAGGCGGTCCTCGACGCGGTGGAGAATTCGTCGAGCTATGAGGAATTCTCGGCCGCGCTCGACGGACTTGCCGCCGAGATCGACGTCGATCCGCTGGCGCGACGCCTGATGATCGCGGCGATGAAGGCGCGCGGCTTCGGGGATGGCTCGGGGCCGAACGGGCGGCTCGGCGCCGGAGCGGTTGGCGCACGCCAGAGCGACGGCCGGAACTGATGGCGGACGCCTTCGCCTCCGATCTGTTCAAGAAACCGCCGGCCGAGGTCCTGCGCTATTTCGACGCCAAGGGCGTGAAGCCTTCGTTCGATCATCGCGACTTTTCGATCGAGGAGCACGCTCACGCCTTCACCGTCGCCAAATCGACCGGCTATGACATTCTCGGCGACATCAAGGGCGCGCTGTCCAAGGCGATTCACGAACGTCAGGACTTCGAGGATTTCCGCAAGGAGCTGGAGCCGATCCTGCGCGCCAAGGGCTGGTGGGGCAAGAAGGTCGAGCGCGACCCGCTGACCGGGAAGGAAAAGGAAGTCCAGCTTGGCTCCGTTCACCGGCTCAAGACGATCTATTGGGCGAACGTCAACACGGCTTATGCAGCCGGCGAATGGGAGCGCATCCAACGCACCAAGCGCGTTCTGCCGTTCCTGCGCTATCTGATCTCGACAGCCGTTCACAAGCGCATGGAGCATCTCGCCTGGGTCGGGACCATATTGCCGGTCGATGACGAGTGGTGGGATAGCCATTATCCGCCGTCGGCCTGGCGCTGCCAGTGCCGCGTCGAGCAGCTCTCCCATGACGAGGCGATCGAGGCCGGCTACGACCCCGACAATCCGGAAGAGCCCGAAAGTTTCGGTGTGCAGGATTACGTCAACAAGCGCACCGGCGAAGTCTCGCGCGTGCCAGTCGGCGTCGATCCGGGCTGGAACAGCAATCCCGGCAAGACGCGGATGCAGACGGCGGCCGACTTCCTGACGGGCAAGCTCGACGCCATGGACGAAAACATGCGCCGGATCGCCGTCGAGGATCTCGCCGGCTCCTGGCTGATGAAGCGCATCCAGTCGGGCGAAATTCCTTACGAGCCGTCAAGCCGCGATCCGGCAAACGTCCAGCGCGGCCAGATCGAAGCGCCGATCGCCGTGTTGCCGGCGGCGCTGGCTGAGGCGATCGAGGCTAAATCGCAGGTGGTTCGCTTCTCGGTGGCGACCGCGACCAAGCAGCTGCGCCAGGAAAAGGGCCGCATGCATTTCACGCCGAAGGATTACGAAAAGGTCCAGAGGCTGATCGACCGCGGCGAGGCGTTGATCCAGAAAGACGGGCGCGATCTGCTGTTTCAGGGCGTGGTCGACGGCGAGACCTGGCTTGTCGTCGTCCGCCGCGCGCAGACCAAGCCCGGCGAGGTGCGTCTGACCACGCTGCACCGGACCAATGCAAAGGACATGGCCAACAACAGACTGCGCGGGGAAGTGATCCGGGAGGGGCAGGAATGAGCGGACGGAGGGGCGGTACTCCCTCGCAGCGTATAGCTGGCGCACCAATGTCTCGCCCGCTCACTCCTGCGTCTAATATACGCGCAGGCGCCCAAAAGTTCAAACCGCATTAGAAGGCCGTGGAGCCGCCTCGAAGCCTCCCGGCCATCTTCGGCCAAGCGCGAAGCTGACGCCCGCCCACGGCGTTAAATGGCCGTTCAATTTCGATATTTATGGGAGTGGAAACCGCGCGCTGCGCGAGGGCCGCCGAAAAGTCGATGCGGACATGTGTCCCCATGAATTCGGGATCACGCTTTCGGCGATTGTGGCCCCATGAGCCACAGCAATGCAACCGGAATTTTAGCGCTCTGCGCCGACGAGCCCTTCCCGGGTTTCGGCGCCGCCGTGGCGCTGAACGCCGAGGCCGGAGCGCCGCCGGAATGGGTGGAGCTTCTGCCGCGCGGGCCGCGCCTGACGGGCATCGACGGCCGCGCCTGGACGCTCGATGATCCACAGAAGCTGATCGCCGCGTTCAACCGGCGCAACCTCTCTCTACCGATCGACTTCGAGCACGCGCAATTCGTCAAGGCGCCCAAGGGCGAGTCAGCGCCAGCTGCCGGCTGGATCGAGGCGCTGGAAATCCGCGACGGTAAAACCTTCGGTCGCGTCATCTGGACGGCCAAGGGCGCGGAGGCGCTCAACTCCCGCGAATATCGCTATCTATCGCCCGCCATGGCCCATGACGCGCAACGCAATGTCATGGAAATCCTCGGGGCTGGCCTGGTCAATCGACCCAATTTTCAACTCGCAGCACTCAACAATGAGGACAGCTCCGTGGACAAAGACCTTCTGAAAAAGCTCGGCCTGCCGGAAACCGCGTCTCAGGCCGACGTGCTCGCCAAGATCGGCGAAATGCAGACCGCGCTCAATTCAAGCCAGGTCAGCCTGGCGAACTACGTTCCCCGCGCCGACTACGAGATCGCCGTCAATCGCGCCGCGACGCTCGAAGCGGAGATCGCCGCCGGCAAGAAGGCCGCGCATGAGGCGGAAGCCACGGTCGCGATCGACGAGGCCGTCAAGGCCGGCAAGATCAGCCCGGCGACCAAGAGCTTCTATGTCTCGACCTGCGCCAGCGCCGAAGGCCTCGCTGAATTCAAGAAATTCGTCGCCGCCCAGCCGACGCTGTTCCAGCCGCAGGTCACGCCTGCAGCGACGGCGGCCGACGGCGCTGTCGCGCTCAATGCCGAGCAGAACCTCGTCGTCGAGCTGATGGGCATCGACGCCAAGGCCTTCTCCACCTTCATTGCGCCGAAAAGCGCCTGATCCTTCCTGAGGAGTTGACATGACCGCTCTCGTCGCCGGCCGCATCCCGAAAAAGCTCGCGGACAGGACCTGCCGCCGTTTCCCCGTCGCTGCTGCGACCGTCTGCTGGGAGGGCGGCATGGTCGGGCTTTCCGGCGTCGGCGCGGCCGCCGTCGCGGTTCCGATGTCCGTCGCTGTCGGATTGAAATGCGTCGGCGTCGCCGACGGCACTGCCGATAACCGCCTCGGCCTCGCGGGCGCGCAGACGGTCGACGCCGATCTCGGCCCGTTCCTGATGAACAACGACGCCGCCGATCCGGTGACGATCGCCGACATCGGCAATCCCGTGTACGCGACCGACGACAACACAGTCTCGAAGACCAACGGCGGCAACACCAAGTCGCAGGCCGGGACGCTCTTCAATATCGACGCTTCAGGCGCCGCCTGGATTCTTTTCGCTTAAGCCGCAACGACTGACGCCAAGCTTTGGCGATAGGAGAAGTTCATGCCTCGGGTCATCACGCCATCGCTCCTGGACTCCATTTTCCAGGGCTACAATTTCCGCTTCAACGACGCCTTCAAGGGCATCACGCCGACCTGGTCGAAGGTGGCCATGGAAGTTCCCTCTTCGGGCTCGGCCGAGAATTACGGCTGGCTCGGTCAGATGCCCCGCATCCGCGAATGGATCGGCGATCGCGTCATCAATACGCTGGATTCTTTCGGCTACCAGATCAAGAACAAGACCTTCGAGAGCAGCTTCGCGCTCAAGCGCGAGCAGATCGAGGACGATCAGTTCGGGCTGTTCTCGCCGGTAGCCGCCGAATTCGGGCGTTCCGTCGCGCTATTCCCCGACGAGCTGGTCTATGGATTGTTCTCGGCGGGCTTCACCACCCATTGCTTCGACGGCCAGAACTTCTTCGACACCAACCATCCGGTCAAGGACGCCAACGGCAACGCCACCTTCGTGTCGAACGTCCAGGCCGGCGCCGGCCCCGCCTGGTTCCTGCTGGACACGACGAAGTCGATCAAGCCGTTCATCTTCCAGAACCGCCGCAAGTTCGAATTCGTCGCCAAGACCAATCCGCAGACCTCGGACCAGGTCTTCAAGACCAATGAATTCATCTATGGCGTCGATGGCCGCTGCAACGCCGGCTTCGGCTTCTGGCAGCTGGCCTATGGCTCCAACGCCCCGCTCAACCGCACCAACTTCCGCGCCGCGCGCCAGGCGATGCTGACTCTGAAGGCGGATTTTGGTCGCCCGCTCGGGATCAATCCCAACGTCCTGGTGTGTGGCCCAACGCTGGAAGCGACCGCGCGCGATCTGTTCAAGTCGGACTTCCTGCCTGTCGACGGCGCCCCCGGCGAACCGGCTCTCGTCGGCGCCACCGGCCTGATCGCGAACACGGATCGCGACCTGGTTGAGGTCTTCATGAGCCAGTGGCTCGCCTGATTTAAGGGGGTTTGAAATGGCGAAAAAGACCTCCGAAAACGATCAAGCCGAAGCCGATCCCGCTCCGGCGATGGCTGGCGCGCCCGGTGAGATGGTCAAGGTGCGCGGCCCCGAAGACGGGCGCTGGCGCGGCGGCCTCCAGTTCGGGCCGATCGAACTCGAAATCGACCTCTCGACCATCACCGCAGAGGATTTCGCGGCGATCGAGGCCGATCCCTATTTGAGCGTCAAGCGCTCCCCAGCTTCGGACGAAAAGTCCGTCTGATCTTCGCGCCGGAAGCGCGGAGGCGGCTTGATCGCCGTGGCCCTTAATCGGGCGTTTCCTCCCTAGACTGCCGGGGCCAGATTTTGCGCATCGCGCGCAAGAAACCGCCCCGGCCCTTTTCCGAGAGGATGAGCCGTGCCTTACGCGACCGAGGACGATCTGCGCGCTAAATGGGGTTCGGCCCAGGTCGATCTCCTGGCCTATGACGACGCCAGCCAGTCGGTCAGCGAGGCGCGCATTGTTTCCGCGCTCGCCAACGCCTCGGCGACGATCGACTCCTATCTCGGTCGCCGTTATGCGCTGCCGGTCAATCCCCAGCCCGACGCCGCCGCGCTGCTCACCGATCTCTGCACCGATCTCGCGGCCTCAAAACTCGCCGTCACGCCGGGAACGCGCAACGACATCATCGTCGACGCCGAGAAGCGCGGCCTGGCCTTTCTGCGAGATATCGCCGAGGGCAAGGCGGCGCTCAATCTCGTCCTGCCGCCGAGCGCTGGCGCGCCGATCTCGCCCGGCGAGGCGGTGATGATCTCCGAGGACCGCCAGATCACGCGCAACCTGTTGCGGGGGCTGTGATGAGCGGCGGGATCGCCTTCAGGCTCGAAGTGTCGGGGCTCGACGCGATGCTGACTTGCCTCGGCGCGACCGGCCGCATCGAATTCCAGGAGCTGCTCGACGGTCTTTCCCGTCAGGGCATGACGCAGACGCGCCGCCGGATTGAGATCGAAAAGACCGGACCCGACGGAAAGGCGTGGCCGAAGACGAGGGACGGCCGCGGCGCGCTTTTCGTGACCGGAACGCATCTCGCGCGCTCGATCGACCACGCCGTCGTCGGCGACGCGGCCGTGTGGGGTTCGGGGTGGATCGGCGCGCGTGTCCACCAGTTCGGCGCCGTGATCAAGCCGGTCAACGGCAAGGCCCTGAAATTCTCGATCGGCGGCCAGACGGTCTTCGCCAAAAAGGCGACCATTCCGGCGCGGCCCTATCTCGGCGTCTCCGAGGCCAACGCGCGGGCGCTTGAACAGACGGCGGCGCGCTTCATCGGGAGCCTCTTGCAATGACCGCTGTCGTTTCCTTCACCCAATTCCGCGCCGCCGTTGCCGACGCTCTCAAGGCGGCCATTCCGAACGTCGATATCGCGACCCATGGCGGAACGTTCGACGACGCCGAACTGGCGCGCTTCGCCACCAAGGCGCCTGCGATCCGGGTGGCGATCGCCGGCGTCGGGAAGCATGAGCAATTTGGCGATGGGCGCATCGTGTTTCCGGTCAATTTCGCCGCCGTCGCCGTCGCCAAGGACTCCATGTCCGAGGGCAAGAAGATCGAGCGCGATCTCGCCGGCCTCGGCCTCGCGCAGGCAATCGAGTTGACCGTGTTCGGCAACCGCTTCGGCCTTGAGGGCGTTGGGCGGCCGAGCGATCTCCATGGCCGCAACGAATATTCCGGCAAGCTCGATCAGACCGGCATTTCGCTCTGGCAGGTGACCTGGACGAGCAATCTGCTCCTCGGCGATCAAGTCTCCGACGCGATCGCGGCGCTTTCCGAGCTGTGGTTCAATGGCGTCGCCCTGTCGAGCGGCGATGAAATCCTGACCTCTTTCGCGCCGGCTGCGCCGATCGGCGATCTGCCGGCCGAGTTCCCGCCCGATCCCGAGCAGCTGGTCAATCCGCCGGCGCCCGATCTGCTCGACGGAGGCGCCTCGTGAACGCCGGCGATCTCGAGCAGCTCAAATCGACGATCGACGAGCTGTCCTATCAGCTCGCCGAGGCGCAGCGGCAGCTGCAGCTCGTCTCCGGCATGACGGGAACCGTCGTGAGCTGGGATCCCGAGACCCATACGGCGGTGGCGGACCTCGGCTATGAAACGCACGCCATTCCGGTTGGCGACGCGCCCGGCGATTTCACGCCGATGGCCCAAGGGCAATTGGTCCATGTCATCGCGCCCTCGGGCAAGCTCGACAACGCCTATCTGATCCCCGCCGGCTATTCCGGCCAGCAGAAGCCGCCCTCGTCGAAGACCGGCGAGCGTGTCGTCTCGCTGCCCGGCGGCGGCCAGTTCAAATCGCTCACCGGCGATATCGCCCATGTCGTCGCCGGCGGCGTCACGCAATTCGTGCTGGTCCTCGGCGGCCAGAAATTCACCATCAAGCCCGAAGCCCTCAACCCAGCGTGAGAATGACCATGATCCTCAATCGCGCCTCCAAAGCCCCGCTCCCCAAAGCCGCATATACCGTCGAAGTCGACGTGCAGAATCTGCATATCGCCGGCCGCAAGGTCGCCAAGGGCGACACGCTCTCGCTCACCGCCCCGGAGGCGGCCCATTGGCTCGCCGAGGGCGTGCTGAAAGCCGCGCAGGCCGACGCGCCGTCGAGCGCGGAGGCCTGACATGCGCGTCGGGCTCGATCGCAAGACGGGAGCGGTATTGACCGGCTGGGACGAATGCGCCCAGTCGATCGGCTGCATCGCCGAAACGGCGATCGGCTCGCTCGTGCTCAACCGCGATTTTGGCTCGAAATGCCGCGACCTGGTCGACCGCCCCGGAAACCGCCAACAGATCGGCGCCTATTTCACGGCGATCGCGCGCGCCTTGCGCAAATGGGAGCCGGGGTTCCGCCTCAGCAAAGTCACGCTGGTGAGCCTGGTTCCGGGGCGCGCGCTGTTCGATATCGCCGGCGTGTTCTATCCCAACGGCCATCTCGGCGATTATTCCAATCCGCAAGGCAAGACGGTGAGCGTCGCCGCCGCCGGCATGATCATGGTGGGCGGCTGATGGCCTATCAGACGATCAACCTCGCCGCGCTGCCCGCGCCTTCGGCCCTTCCGATCTGGTCCTTTGACGCGATCCGCGACGCCACGCTCGCCGACGCCGCGCGTCGCCTGACCGACGGCGGCATTCCCTACAACGTGCAAACGTTGAAGGGCAATCCGATGAATTTCGTCGTGTCGGCCTACGCCTATCGCGAAGGGCTGGTCCTGCAGCGGATCAACGACGCCGTGAACTCGACCTTCCTGGCCACGGCGAAGCAATATGACGACGTCGTTCTGCGCGCGGCCGAGGTCAATATTGCGCCGGTGGCGGGCGAGGAGATCGAGAGCCTGCGCCGCCGGGGACAGCTGGTCTGGGAGGCGCTCTCGATCGGCGGCACTTATGGCCGCTACATCTCCAACGCGCTCGGGGCCGATCCGGTCAATCTGGCGGACGTCGCGGTCTATGGCGCCGAGGTTTCGCCGGTGCCGCGGGGTGAAGTCTGGATCGTCTGCCTGGGCGCGAACGCCAGCGGCATTCCCTCAGCCGATACGCTCGATCTGGTGCGCCAGGCCACGGCTCCGCGCGGCCTGCGCCCGGTCAATGACCTCGTGAAGGTCATTCCGGTCAATCCCGCCAATTTCGTCGTCAAGGCGACGATCTATGTCGCGGACGGCGCGGATCCGGGGACGGTCGCGGCGGCGCAAATCGACGCGCTGAAGGCCTTCATCGCCGGCCGCCGCAAGATCAACGGCCTGATCAAGCCAGGCGATGTGAAAGCCATGCTCGGCTTCAACGCCGCCGGCCTTGTCGGCGACGTCGACCTCCGTGCGCCGGCGACCAATGTCGGCGGCGATCCCTTCCAGGCCCCGATTTGCCTCAATCTGAATAATTTCGCGGCCGACATCACTTGGGCGAGGGCGCTATGAGCGACGATCTCCTGCCCTCCAACGCGACGCCGTTCGAGCGCGCGCTGTCTTCCGCCGGCGAGCGGATGCTGAGCGTCGATACGGACGTCATCCGCAGAGAACGCGATCCTTCCCGCTGCGCCGCGGCCTTCGTGCCCTTTCTCGCCTGGGAGCGGTCGGTTCATTTCTTTGACCCGGCCGACGAGGCGGGCAACAGAAGCCGCGTTCAAAGCGCCTTCAATGATCATTTGAACTATGGCTCTCCGGACGCGCTCGAAGCGGAGATCGCGCTCGACACCGGGCAGAACGTGCATCTCGTCGAGTTCTGGGAAGAGCGCGACCTGAGCTGGCCCGATTTCGTCGTCGAAAGCTTGATCACGCCGGGCGACGCCGCGCCCGATCTCGACGCTTTGATGGCCTCGGCGCTGAAGCGCAAGAACGTGCGCGATATGCCGCATGTGCGCACGCGCGTCGTTCAGCCGCCGGCGATCGTCAGCGCCGGCGCAGCGCATCGCGTGCTTCTGACCATCGGCAACGCCACGCGCACGCTGCCGTCGCCCGCCGTCGGCGCGGCGCATCGCCTTCTCCAGACAAATCAGGTCAGGCCGCTATGACGACGACGTTGCCGCCCATCAACAATGTTCAGGTTGCGACCGTGCCTCTGGCGGCGTTTCTGGCGCGCGAGGCGGCCATTCTCGCCGCGGCGGGGACGTCCACCCCGCTGGCCGAGATCAACTTTCTGAACGCCACGGTGAAAATCGGCGACGGCGCCGCCAGCGGCGTCGCGCCGCAGCAGCCGTCGATATCGACCTTGCAGGCGTCGGGCGCGCTCGTCCACCAGGTCTGGTCGGGCCAGGTGGTGCAGAGCTGTTCGCAAAACCCGATCAATCCCAACCAGATCGATATTCTGTGCGTCATTCCGGCGGTGGATTCCTCCGGCGCCGAGATCGGACCGTTCTGGGCCACCGAATTCATCGTCACCGACGAAGCCGGAACGCCGATGATCGCCGGCGTGACGCTGGCGCCGAAGATGGTCACCGCCAATGGCGGGGGGACGGACCTCGCCTTCATCGTCTCGATCGGTTTTTCGGTCGGAACCGTGGTGCTGACGGCGCCGAGCGCGCCCTGGATGACGCAGGCGCAGATCCAGGCCGGTATCGCCAACGCGGTCACCGGAACCGCGCCGATCACAGTCGCCAAGACGATCGATACCGCCGGCTGGTCGCACTTCAATGTTGCGCTCGATCCGGCGGCGGCTTCCGGACGCGTCATTTCGATCATCCCGGTCTTTTCGTCCGCCTCGGTGCCCGTTCCCACCGGCGCCAGCCGCGCCTTGGTCGAAGCATGGGGCGCTGGTGGGGCTGGCGGCGATGCGCTGGTTACTGGCGCCGGCGGCTCGGGGGCTGGATCGGGCGGCTATTCCAGCACGCTCCAGACAGTTGCGCCCGGCGGAACGTTAGTTGTGACCGTCGGCGCGGCCGGCGCTCCTGTCACCGGAAATAGCGGGGCCGCCGGCGGCACGACTTCTGTCGTCTACGCCAGCACGACGATTGTTTCGGCCGGCGGCGGTGGCGGCGGCATTGTATCGGGCGGCAGCGCGCAAAGCATCGTCGGCGCCGGCGGCGTGGCGTCGGGCGGGAATATTGTCAACCTCGGCGGCAATCAGGGCGGCGCGGCCGGTGGCGCGTCGCAGATGATTTCCGGACAAGGCGGCCATTGTCCTCTCGGCGGAGCGGGCGGCGGCGCGTCTGGCGGCAGTGGCGGCGGCGCGGGGTTCCCCGGCGGCGGCGGCTCTGGCGGTGTTTATCCTGGCCATGGCGGCTCGGGATCACCGGGCCTCGTCAAAATCACCTTCCTCTCCTGATTTCTCTCCATGGCCCCTGAGGTTCTTATGTCCATCGCGCAAATCGTCAAGAACGGCGCCGTCGTCAATGTCATCGCGGTCGATCCTTCGGCCGTCGTCGCTCCCGGCGGCGCTAAAATCACATGGCCGGGCGGCTATTTCGACGCGCCCTCCGGCGCGACGCTGATGATGCAGGCTGGCGCCGCAATCGGATGGACCCTGTCCGGAGGCGTGCTTGTCGCGCCGGCGGCGCCCGCTCCGACCCAGGCGACGCTTATCGCCTATGCCCAGCAAAAGCAGGCCGCCATCATGGACGGCGGCGTCACGGTCAATGTCGCCGCCTCCGGCCAGCCGGAATTGAACGTCGAATGCTCGACCACAACGGCTTATCTGACCTTGCTCAACGGCGCGGTGCAGCGATCGGGCCTCAAATCCACCTCGATCCTTCGTTGGGAACAGCGGGACGGCAGCGTGCTCAGCCTCAATGCGGCTCAAACCCAGGCGCTCGGTCTCGCGGTCGCTAACTGGCTCCAGCACATCTTCGATACGCGCACCCAGAGCGTCACTCCCGCCATCGTCGCCGGGACGATCACGACTTACGCGCAGATCGACGATCCCACCGAAGTCAACCTGCCGGCGTGGCCGGCCAATTCCTAACCGGCGCGCGCGCCAAATCAACGGAGCAAACCATGTCCCATCTTGACGACGCCAAGGCCCTGATCGCCGAGCACATCAGCTCGTCCCAGAAGGTCTACGAGCTGCTCGACCAGCTCACCTCGAACGGCGCGAGCGCGACCGAGGCCGCCGTCGCCGCCGCGACCAGCGACCTTGCGGCGGCCAATGACGCCCTGTCCCAGCGCCTCGCGCTCTCGCTCGCCGAGTTGAATGCAAGCTTCGCCAAGAACGTCGTCGCGGCCCCGGCCGCGTCGGCGATCGATCCCGCGCCGGCGGCGGATCCCGCTCCGGTTCTTTAACGCGGCCAGGGCCGCTTCGCGGCGCGCCGAAGGGAAATCCCATGCAAAGACTGCTGATCGCTCTCGCTGTTTTGTGCGGGCTGGCCTCCGCCGCATCCGCCCAGACGACGCTCCCCGCTGGCGTCTACACCGATCTCGGCGCGGGGCCGGCGCAGATCACCAATCTGGCCGTTGTCCCGGTCTCGGTCTGCGTCGCGACGGCACAGCCAGGCGCGGGGCGCGTCTGCCAGCCGATCGCGGCCGGCGTCGCGCCGGCGCCTTTCAACAGCAGCCTCCACCTGTGGGCCATGCCCATGGGCCAGTCTTCCGCCAATTTGCTGGTCGAGCCTTTCTCGGCCAACCAGGTCCAGGACGCCCAGAACGCGGGCTATCAGGGCGCCGTCGCTATGACGGTCGGGACGACTTACGCCGCGCAGCGCAGCGTGAAGGCGAATTGTACCGTGGCCGGCAATGTCTCGCTGACGATGGCCGACGGCTCGACCGACGTCTGGATCATCTCGGCCCCCGGCTCGACGGTGATTCCTTATGCCGCGACCGCGATCAATTCGAGCGGCACGACCGCGACCTGCACTTATTCGAACCTCAAGTGAGGCCGCCGATGATCATTCTTCAGCGTCTTCTAGTGGGCGTTTCAGCCGCCGCGCTGCTCGCCACGTCGCCGGCGCTGGCCTTCCCGCCCGGCGCCATAACGCCCGTCAACCCCTCCGTGCTCCTGCGCCAGGTGACGGGGCTGACGGCCACCTGCGCGGGCGATAGCACTTGCTGGACCGGGAATATCAACAACCCGGCTGGCTCGGCCTACGCCTATAACAACGCGAATTTCTGGGTCGGATCGCAGGCCAATTCGGAATTGGGCTGGCTCGCCGCGATCTCGAATAACGGCATCGTCTATGACCCCGTCGCCTTCGGCTATCCCGGCGCCTGGGGCGGGCTGCTTTACGCCGTTCCGCTGACGGCGGGCGTCTGCACGCCGAACGCGACCTTGACCATCACGCCGAGCGCCCCGAGCGGAACGCCGGCCAATCAGGCGTCGGCCTTCACCGTCACGACCGACGCCAATGGCTACGTCCGACAGGTCGGCCAGAAGATCACGCCCGCGACGCCGGGCTCCGGCTATGTGGCCGGCGTGACGTTTGCGGTCTCCGGCGGGACCTGCTCTACGGCGATCACCTGGACATGGGCGCTGACCGGCTCCGGCTCGTTCGGCACGCCCGGCGACACCACGGCGGGGACGCTCTATCGCATCCGCAACGACGTCTGCGCCAACCCGCCCGACATTCTGTTCATCGAAGCGGGCGTCAACGACATCACGGCCGGCTATAGCTACGCGAGCATCATCGCCAATCTGCAAGCCTCGGTTCAGGCGGCGCAGGGCTGCGGCATCCAGCGCGTCGTTCTCGCCCCGCTTACCCCGCGCAACAACGGAACCGGCGGCTGGACCGTCGCCATGGATCAGATGCGGGTCCATGTGAATGGCTGGATGGCGTCCTATGCGCGGCTTTCCCGCCAGGCGGCGAATGGCGCGGCGCAGGTGGTTTCCTTCGACGTGGATCACCTTTGGACAGACGCGACCAATGCGAACGGCAATCCGCAGGCCGCAATGACCTATGACGGGCTGCACCCCAGCCCGCAGGGCGCGTTCTTTTGGTCGCTCGCCGCCAATGTGGTGGTCAAGAACTGGCTCGCGCCCAACGTCTTTATGTCCAACAGCTACAGCGATTATTATCACGCCACGAACAATCCCGGCGGGAACCTGTTGCAAGCCTCCGGGACGCCCTGGGGCCTGTTCTATGGCGCGGCCGGGACGGCGAGCGGCGGCTGCACGCCTTCGGCCAGCGTCGGGACGGCATGGACGGTTTCGGGGTCTTTCACCGGGACGCCCACCTGCACGGCGTCGCAGGAAACCAACGGCAACCGCACCGATGGAATCAGCGGACAGCGCCAGGTGGTTACGCTCAGCGACGTGACGGGCGGCACCAACGAGCAGTTTTCGGTCTCAAACTTCCTCAATCTCAACTCGAACCTGACACTCGGAACCGATCTGATCTTCGGCCAGACCGACATTGACCTGTCGAGCTTGTCGAACACCGAATATGTGGGCCTCGCGGTCATCGAGACGGCGACCGTTCCGCAGTGGTCGACCTGCCTTTACGCGGGCTCCGTCGGGGCGGCCTATCCGCTGCCGTCGAGCGCCGCGCTCGCCAAGCTGGATGACGCCAAAAACCTGACGGATTTCGGCAAGACGGCGGCGGGATCGTTCAAGATCACTTGCCGGACGCCGCGCATCAAGACGCAGGCTGGCGCGACGGCTTGGACGACGACGATCAAGTCTGTCGGTACGGCGTCCGGCGTGACCTGGACCGAGACAATCAAGGCGAGCAACGCCGCCGTGCGCAAATACGGGCAGTGAGCCGCGGCCCGCGAGGATAGTCCGATGACCATTGCAATCGCACTCCAGGCAGGAACGACCTTCGCCCGCACGGCGACGGTCGCCATGCCGAACTATCCCTCGCCGCCGGTGGGCGCCTGGCGGCTGGATTTTTCAGTGGGGGCGGGCGCGGCGCCGGTTCTGTCCTTTTCGTCGGCCGACGGCTCGATCGGGATCAACGCCTATGATTCCAGCGCGCAGACGGTCTCGCTGGTCTTTCTCGCAGCGGCGCAGGATACGCTGAACATCCCGGCCGGGGCCTATTCCGGCTATCTGGTCTATGCGGACGGCAATGGCGCGGAACAGGCAGGCGACAATTTCGTTCTGACGGTCACGGCGGCCGCCAATGGCGCGACTTTGCCGCCGGCGCCCTCCTATTCCGACATTGCCTCGTGGGGGCCGCTGACGGATATCGCCGGAACGCCGGCGGCGACCGAATTGCAAATGCTGCCGCGCGGCCTGTCCGGCCCCATCGGTCCCCCACCGTGGACGCCGCCCGTCGCCTGGGCGCCCTATACCGCCTATGTCGTCGGGCCGCCGGCCTCGGCCGTGATTTACGGCGCGACGACATGGGTTTGCGCGATTGCGCATAGCTCAGGCGCGGTCTTCGACGCGACGAAATGGCAGGAACTGACGCCTGGCGTCGCGGACGCGCTTCAGCAGACGACGGCGGTGATCATCGCGCTCGGATTGGCGTCGCCGACCGATCTCGCGACCATGCGCCAGGTGCAGTCCTGGCTCGCGGCCAGTTCGACGAGCGGCGCGCCGGATATCTACGCCATCGACGCCGCCATCGCCGCCGATATCGCCGATCCGGTCGCGATCCAGTGGCGGCGCGGCGCCGTGATGCGGCCCGGCGACGGGCTTTACCTCTTCATCGCTTCGACGCTCAGTTTCACGGCAGGCCAGATGACCGCCGCCTTTACCGCCATGCGAGGGTTTGCTCCATGATTTCCCGTCTCCTGGTCGCGCTTTCGTTTCTCTTTGCGGCGTCCGCTGGCGCGGCGGCTCAAACGAGCCTGCAGCTGGGGCTCGCGGCGGGTTCGAACCCGCGCCAAGTCTGCGCCTTCGACAATTCGCCGTCGCGCGCCTGCGTGCCGATCGGCTGGCTCGACGCCGCCACGCACACATGGACGCCCTTGGTTCCGGCTGGCTCGATCAGCGCGTCCATGTTCGCTCCTGGCGCCGCCGCCGGCAATCTTGGCTTCACGCCGCTCAACCCGGCGAACAACCTGAGCGACCTTTCCAGCGCCTCTGCGGCAAGGACGAATCTTGGACTTGGCGCGCTCGCGACGCAAAATGCCCTTGGCGCGGGCGCCGTAACATCATCGATGCTCGCGACTGGCGCGGCTGCGGCGAACCTCTCGACCATGCTGCCGGGGCTTACATCCAGCGTGTCGGGGACCGGCGTCCCCGGCCTCTCTGGCGGTCACTGGATGATCCGCACCAATCCTGGCACGTTTGACCCCAATCAGACTCTGCGTGTCGACCGAGTAGTGTCGGGCAATGGGACAAACGGCGGTTTCGTGTACCCGACCTCAGTGGTTAATACGACCACCAGCCCGATTGGCGGAGAGTATGAATGGGGCCTGCTCTCCGTCATGCACAATATGTCGCCGCTAACTCTCGGCGCGCAAAATGTCGCGCTGCAGGGAACCATCAATATGGATGTTCCCGTCAACGGCGTGACGGGAACCAGCGGAAACGGCACAACTGCCACCGTGAATTTCAATGGTGGCGCCACCTTCGCGGTCGGCGCTTCCGTCATCGTTTCTGGCGTGACCCCCTCCGGCTACAATGGCGTCTGGACTGTCACCGCGTCGTCAGCCGGGTCAGTGTCTTTTGCTTCGTCCGCGACCGGGTCTTTAACCGCAGCCGGTGTGATCTCCTTAGCGACAACCGGCGCAAGCGGCACCGGCACTACCGCCACCGTGACCTTCTCCAACAGCGTGACTATCCCGGTCGGTGACTCGGTGCTAATCGCGGGCATGACGCCAAGCGCCTATAATGGCACATGGAAAGTAACTGGCTCCTCGGCAGGTTCGGTTTCGTTCGCGTCCACGGCGACGGGGTCAATGTCTGTGGCTGGCTCGATTGTGGATGTGGAGGATACGAACGGTTGGGCCTTTAATAGCAACGTTATTATCAATAACGATATACCCAACCCGAAGGGTTCTTACATCGGCGGCGAAATCGACATCACCAACAACGGCAGCGTTCCAACCACCGATAATGGCAACGTCAGTCCGGCAGGTTATGGCGAGCGTGTAGGTTTACAGATTCAGTTTAACGGGAAGGTGGCCAACGCTGGCTCGCACGCTGGCCGCGCCATCCTGATCGGCACCGGCAGTGGCAACATCTGGGACCGTGGCATCTCGTTCCAGAACAATTACGGCACCGGCATCGACTTCACCCAGGCGACGATCAGCGGGCCGGCCCTCGGCCTCGCCGCCAGCCAGAAGATCGCCCTCGACGCCACCGCGCCGTCCGGCGTGGAGACGTTCGCTCGTTACCTCAACTATAATGGCGCCAACCTCGCCTATCACACCGCGAGCGGCGACGTGTTCACGGTCAGTGACACCGGTGCAGGCACCTTTGCCGGGGCGGTCCAGGCCCTCAGCGTAGGCACAAGCGGCACGCCCATCGCGAACGGCTACTTTACCAGCCTGACGTTAGGGTCAGTCCCCACGCTGCCCTCGCAGACGGCGAACACCTTCCTCGCGTCGCCTAACGGCTCGTCAGGTGCTCCAACGATGCGCGCCATTGTCGCGGCCGATCTTCCGGCGACGCTGACGCCCACCGCCGTAACCTCTGGTGGAAATTTGGCGCTTAACGCCGCCTCCTCCAGTACGCTAACTTTCGGGATAGGCGGAACGACGTATTGGAACATCAGCAGCGGCGCGGGCGCGGATCTGCGCCCCCTCGCCGACAACGCCCGCAATTTGGGAAGCGCGTCTTTACGGCTTGCCTCCATCCACGCCATGAACCAGCTCGCCTATATCTCGGTTCAGGTGCAGGCGGCCGTCCCGACCATCTCGACCTGCGGCACCTCGCCGCCGGCCGCGACGGCGGGTTCGTCCAACAATGGCGGCCAGTTCACGCTCGGCACCGGCGCGACGGCGGCTTGCACCGTGACCTTCGCCACGGCTTTCCCAAATACCGCCTTCTGCACGGTCACGCCGGCCAGCAACTACACCGGGACTTATTACGTGGATCAAGTCACGTCAGATAAGACAAAATTCACGGTGAAACTCGGCACAGGCACGGCCTCCGTCGTCTTCAACTATTCCTGCAACGGCAACTGACGCCATGCGCATCGACAGAGACGCCGTGCTGACCCGGCTCGCGCGTCGCGATTGAACCCCGCGTAAATCGGGTTTAAGCTTGCTTCATAGGGCCGCCTCACCAGCGGCCCTTTCGCATGTGCGGACGGCTGTCCCCATGAATTCGGGATCGGCCTGCGGTCAAATTCGCTCCAGCCCCAAGGGGATCGAGCGAGAGACGCGCGCTGATGACCACGCAATTTCTGCACGGCACCGAGACGATTGAACTCAACGACGGCGTGCGGCCGGTCAAGACCGCCGCCTCGGCGCCGATTTTTGTGATTGGAACGGCCGATGATGCGGACGAGGCCGTTTTTCCGCTGAATACGGCGGTTCTGCTCGCCGCCTCGCCGCGCAAGGCCCAGAAGCTCGGGACGTCCGGCACGTTGCTCGGCGCCATCAAGCAGATTTACGCCGAGGGCGGCGCCGCCGTGATCGTCGTGCGCGTCGCCTCGTCGGAGACGCGCGCGACCCAGCTTGCCAACATCATCGGCTCGCCGACGAACAACACCGGCGTCTATGCGGCTCTTAACGCGCAGACCCTGACCGGCGTCCGGCCGAAGACCTTTATCGCGCCGGGCTTCACATCGGATCGCCCTGTCAACACGGCGACGCCGCCGGTCGCTTCCCCCAATCCGGTCGTGGCCGCCTTGCTCGAAGTCGCGACCAAATTGCGCGGCCGCGTCTATGCCGACGCGCCGTCGACCTCCGACGCCGATGCGCTCGCCTATCGCAACGACTGGACCAGCGCCCGCGTCGTTGTCTTCTATCCGGCCGTGGAAATTTGGGACAATGTCGCTGGCGCCTATGTCGCCGCGCCGGCCTCGGCCTCAAATGCCGGCCTGACGGCGCGCGTCCACAACGAAAATGGCTTCTGGTTTTCGCCATCGAACTTCGCCTTTAACGGCGTCGGCGGCGTCGCTGTCCCGATCGCCTACAGCGACGATCCGAACGACCAGGCCGACATTCTCAATTCCAGTCAGATCGTCGTCACCATGTCGGCGCCGAACAACGGCTATCCGGGCTGGCGGCGCTGGGGCAACGCAACTTGCTCGGACGATCCGGAATGGGTCTTTGAGAGCGTGCGCACTTGCGCCGACATGATCTACGAGTCGGTCCAGGCCGTGCAGGCCTGGGCGGTCGACAAGCCGCCGTCCGTGCAGCTGCTGCGCGAAATGGCGGCGAGCATGCAGGGCTATTTCGACTATCTCGCCAAGCTCGGGGCGATCGTCGGCGGCAAGGTGTGGCTCGATCCGGAGCGCAACACGCCCCAGCAGACGTCGCAGGGCATCTGGGCCTGGGATTTCGACCCGGAGCCGGTCGCGCCGATGGAGCACATCCAGAACTACGCGCATCGCAACCAGGACTATTACACCGCCCTGGTGACGGCGGTCGCTTCCGCCCTCAACGGCGGCTGAGAAGGGCGCGGGGAGAGGTAAATGGCCAATCTCGATTATATCGTTCAGGCGTTCAATTCCTACGTCGACGGCGTGGGCAAGCTCGGAACGACCGAAAAATGCTCGACGCCCAAGATCGAGAAGGTCATGGAGAAATTCCGTGGCGGCGGCATGCTGGGCACGCGCCAGATCGCCATGGGCTTCAAGGAATTCGAATGGGACGTCACCTTCAATTCCTATGATCCGCAGATCATCAGGCAGTGCGGCCTGTTTTCCAAAAAGGCGATCGCGCTCTCCAACACCGCCACCATGGATGGCGACGGCGGCGCCAAGCACACGGTCAGCCTGACCTGTCGCGGCCAGTTCAGCCAGATCGATCCAGGCGACTGGGAGGGCGGCAAGAAGGCGCTCCTGAAGGTGAAAGGGGCGCTCGATGCGCTCAAGCTGATCGTCGACGGCGTCGCGATCTACGACATCGACGTCCTGGCCGACAAATACATCATCGACGGCGTGGACGAATACGCCTGGATCGCCGCGGCGCTTTGAGGGGGAAACAATGACCGATGAAGCGAATACGACGGAACCGACGGCCCCGGCCGAGCCGAAGATTACGAACTTCGACGCCGGCGAGAAATTCGACGGCCAGGTCGTGCCGTTGACGCGCCCGTTCCAGCTCGGCGGCGTGGTCTATGCGGACGTCACGTTGCGGATCCCGACCGGCGCCGATTACGAGCGCTACACCAAGGCGGACGCCAAGCCCGACACGTTCGGCATGCTGACCGCCTTCACCGGCCTTCCCGTCGCGGCGTTGCAGACCATGGCCTCGGCCGACGTCAAGACGCTGGATTTCGCGCTGGGAAAGCTCTTGTGGGGCTAGGCCCCGGGACCTTCGACGATCTGATCTGCGACGTCGGGCTCTGCTATCCCTATACGCTGGCCGAGCTTCGCTCGATGAAAATCCCCCTGCTGGCGCGCCTCTGGGCGTGTGCGCGCACCCGTCTCAGCATTTAACGAGGACTTGCGATGTCGGAAATGTCCGTCTCCATGATCCTCAAGCTGGTCGACCAGGTGTCGGGTCCGGCCAAGGGCGTCGAGAGCGAGCTGCAAAAGCTCAAGCGCGCGACCGACGTCCTCAACGATATCCAGAAAGGCCCGATGAAATCGTCCAAATGGGACGAGGGCCTGAAGGTCGTTCAACAGCGCCGGCAGGAAATCGAGGCGCTTCAGAAAAGCGAGCAGCGCGCGGCGACGGTCGCGGAAACGGCAGCCCGCGAAACGACCGCCGCGAAGACAAGCGCCGCCGCCAGCGCGACCGCCGCCGCCGGCCAGATCGTCGCCGCCAACGAGAAGATCGCCGCCAGCGAGCAGCGCACCTTGTCGACTGTCGAACGGTCGAGCAAGGAACAAACGGCGGCCGTCCAGTCTCTTGAGCGCCAGCGCTCCGCCGCTCACGCCAAAATGCTGAAGGAGCAGCATGAAGCCGCCCAGGCGCGCGCGGAAGCAGGCCGCGCCCTCGGAAATTTTGCCCTGGGGGCGGCGGCGACGGCCGTTTCGATCCATTCGGTCGTAGAAACCGGCAAGCGTGCGATCGAAGCCGGCGCCGAACGCCAGCATGTCGAAGTGAAGGGCCTGAACGCCGGCATTTCGGCCACGGACATGGGGCGAATTAACGCGGCGTCGAAGGACGCCAAGCGTGGCGCGCCCAATATGAGCGTGACCGAGATCGAGGAGCTGGCCATCGAGGCGCGCTCGGCGATCAAGCATCCGGAGGAGCTATTCGATATTCTCGGACCGCTGGCCAAAGCCGGTTCGGTGCTGCGCGGCATGGGCGTCGATAACAGCGGCCTCGCGATGATCGTCAAGGCGGCGGAATCCCTCGGCCGCATGAACACTCCAGAGCAGTTCAAGACCTATCTGGACGGCCAGGTCAGGGCGATGCAGGTCTTCGGCAAGACCATCACTCCCGAGCAGATCTACGAAGCGGCCAAATACAGCAAATCCGCCGGCGCCACGTTGTCAGATCAATTCATCAACGGGACCATGCCGAGCCTCATCCAGGAGATGAGGGGCTCTTCGGCCGGCGACGCGCTTTCCATGCTCAGCCGGACGCTGCGCGGCGGTCTCGAACATCGTGGGACGGGGACACAGCTCCTCGAAGACGTCGGCATCACGCCGGATGAAGGCAAGATCCACCGCAACAAGGCGGGCAAGGTCACCGGCTACGGCGGCCAGGTCAAAGGGAATGATCTCCTCGCGGCGGATCCAGCGCGATGGGTCTGGGAGGTGTGGAAACCGGCGCTGGAAGCGCATGGCAAGACGACGCTGCAAGACCAGATCGAATATACCAACAGGGCGCTCCCCTCGACGGCCGCCAATGTCGTCCGGATCCTGCTGCAGCAAGAAGAGAGCATTAAACAGCATCAGGAAAACCTGTCGAAGGCCGCCGACGCGACGCAGGCCGCCGCCAACCAGGCGAGAGAGGCGGCCTCCGCTTTCACCGCGCTCGGGAAGTCATTGAACGATCTCGGGGCGGCGGCGACCAAACCGGCGATGGAATCTATTGCTGGCGGCCTCAACAAAATCACAGGCGCTGTGAACGGCTTGGCCGACTGGGCGGAAAAACACCCAACGGCGGCGGTCACGGGCGCCAGCGTGGGCGGAGCGGCGGCGCTGGGCGGATCGGGTTATCTTGTCTACCAGCTCAGCAAGGGCTTTGGGCTGCCGTCTGCCGCTGGCCAACTGTCGGGCGCCGCGCTGGCGCTGGACGGGGCCGCAGCCCGATTGGGCGCTGGCGGCGTCGTAGGCAATGTCGCAGGCGGCGTCGGCGCGGCCGCGACGGCGGGCGGGAGGGCTGGACTTGGCTTACTCGCCGGCGGCGCCGCGGCGCTCCCCTGGTTTATCGGCGGGGGCGTCGCCATCGCCGGCGGTCTCTATTTGCTCGATCAGGCCATTCCGAGCGGCGCTCCGGTTTCGGGTCGCGGCGCTCGCCCGCGAAAGTTGCCATTCGAAGACGCCCATGACGGCGACGCCCATGAACTGACGGGGTTTGCTTCGGACGCGGGACATTGGCAGGCGGGAATAGGCCGGGGAGCATCGCGCCGCTGGGTTGCCGATACTCCGCGCGCGCCGCAGCCCGAATGGTCGCCTGGCGCGCCAGTTGGCTGGGGACAGCGAGTGGGCGCAACTGTCGATACGGTCCAAATCGATCAGGCGAAGGAAAAAGCGGAAACAGCTCAACAGGCTTTTCAGGGGCTGAATATGACGCTCACCCCCAAGATCGACATGGGGTCAATTGATCAGTTTCTCGCGAAGATCAACCAGGCGACAGCCGCCGCCGATCGTCTTGGCTCGCGCGTGCGGTCAGGCAGCACGAGCTTTTCCCCCTCGTCGGGCGCGCTCCATGACGGTCCGGAGGCGCATTAATGGCCCTGCTGACCTGGGGAGACTACAGCTTCGAAGTGGGCGCAACGTCCTTTGAGAAATTGCGTCATAGGTTCGGCGGCCGGTGGTCGAAGCCGCCCGTCTTCGGACGTCGGCCGCCGGGGCAATATCTCGGGCCGGGCGAAGAAGAAATCACGCTCCATGGCACGATCTATCCGGTGGATATGGGGCGCTCCACATTCGACCAGATCGTCGCCATGCAATCCGCCGCCGGCAATGGAACCGTTGACATGCTCTTTTCCGGCGCCGGCGACGCCATGGGCCTCTTTCGGCTCGATGATGTCGATTACGAGACCACCAATTTCCTGCGCGACGGGACGCCACAAAAGGTCGATTACACGCTGAAATACTCCGCCGCCGAGGATAGCGGCGGCTCGATTTACGCCGTCTGGCCGGCTTGAGGGGGCGAAATTGAGCGGATCGACCACCTATGTGACGGGCGTCGGCGAAATGCTCGACGCGATTTGCGCCGGCTTTTACGGCGTCAATGTCGACGCGGCTGAAACGGTGTTGGCCGCCAATCCGGGCCTCGCCGATCTCGGGCCGCTTTTGCCGGAAAACACGACAATTCTTCTGCCGATCATCGCGCCTGCTCCCGCCAGATTGGTCGCAACCGTCGCCCTGTGGGATTGATATGAACCCGACGATCGAAATCTGGCTGGATGGCCAGGACATTTCCGGGCGGTTGGCGGGGCGCATCCTTCATGGCTCAATCGACGAGACGGACGGCGAAAAAGCCGACGAACTGCATCTGGTCATCTCGAATTACGACGGTCAGCTGAAGAAGCCGGCCACCGGCGCGGAATTGGAAGTGCGTCTCGGCTGGGACGGGAAGGTCTTCAAGGCCGGCGTGTTCAAGGTGCAGGAGCGCGAGAAACGCGGCGAGGCGGCTGTCTTCAATATCAAGGCGCAGGCCGCGGCGCTCGACAACAGCCTGAAAACCCAAAAGAGCCGAAGCTGGAAGCCGCCCAAGACCTATGACGACGTGTTCAAGCAGATCGCCTCCGACAACGGCCTGACGGCGGCCGTCCATCCCTCCATCGCGAAGATCAAGATTGAAAAGGTTCTGGCCCAGCACGGCGAATCCGACATGCATTTCGCCACCAGGATCGCGCGTAGCGTCGGTGCGATCGCCAAAATGGCGCAGGGCAAGCTCGTCATCGTGCCCAAGGGCGCGGGCCAGAGCGCTTCGGGCGCCGATATCCCGGCGCTGAAAGTTTCGCCCTCAGATCTGCTCGACGGCTGGAGCATCGGCAATCTGGAGCGGCCCAAGCGCGGCAAATGCAAGGCGAACGTCTTTGATCGCGCGAAAGGCAAGCGCCGGCAGTTCAGCGCCGGCGACGGCTCGAACGGCCCGGACTATGTGTTTCCGGAAGTTTTCGGCTCGGAAACCGAGGCCAAGAATGCCGTGTCGGCCCGGAGCGCCCATTTCAAGCGCAAGGAGGCGCATTTTCATGGACGGCTGGCGCCGGGGATCGTTCCCCCGCCGGCCGGCGGCGTCATCGAGTCTTATGGCTTTGGCGACGATGACGATCGCTCCTGGACGATCAAGCATCTCCATACGGATTTCGGCGGCGATCGCGGGATTGAGATCGGCTTCCAATGCGAGGTTAAAGCCGAAAATCAGCCAGCGCAGGAAGAAACCGGCGGCGGCTCCAGCAGCGGCTCCGGCGGCAGCTCGGGCAGCGGCTCGGGATCGTCCGGGGGAACACAGGAAGCGGGAGCCGTGACAGCGGGATCAAACGTAGGGTGA